GCTGAAGCGATCTATCGCGAAGGTCTGAAAAATGTGACCGCTGGCGCCAATCCAACTTCGCTTCAGCGCGGCATCAACAAAGCTGTTGATGCCATCGTTGCCGAGATCGCCAAGATCTCTAAGAAGGTCAAAGACAGCGCTGAGATTGCTCAAGTAGCCACCGTTTCAGCAAACTGGGACACTACCATCGGCCAAATTATCGCTGACGCGATGGACAAGGTCGGCAAAGACGGCACTATTACTGTTGAGGAAGCCAAATCGATCGAAACCTCCCTCGATGTCGTTGAGGGCATGCAGTTCGACAAAGGCTACCTTTCACCCTATTTCGTGACAAACTCTGAAAGTTTAGAGGCATCACTTGATAGTGCTTACATTCTTATTCATGAGAAGAAAATTAGCAATTTGAAAGACTTGCTTCCAATTCTCGAGAAGATCGCCAAAACCGGCAAACCTTTCCTCATCATTGCGGAAGATGTAGAAGGTGAAGCTCTTGCAACCCTTGTTGTCAACAAGCTCCGCGGCACACTACAAGTTTGTGCAGTGAAGGCTCCAGGATTCGGCGACCGCCGCAAAGCGATTATGGAAGATATTGCTGTTCTTACAGGAGGCAAGTGCATCACAGAAGACCTTGGAATCAAGCTCGAGAATCTCACCCTAGAAGACCTTGGTCGAGCAAAAAGAATTGTAGTAGATAAAGAAAATACTACAATTATTGAAGGAGAAGGAAATCAGTCAGATATTCAAGGACGGACAGCTCAAATCCGCAAACAAATTGACGATACAACTAGCGATTATGATCGTGAAAAACTTCAAGAACGTCTTGCTAAATTGGCTGGAGGAGTTGCGGTAGTAAATGTAGGAGCAGCAACTGAAACCGAGATGAAGGAAAAGAAGGCTCGTGTAGAAGACGCCTTACATGCAACTCGCGCAGCAGTTGAAGAAGGTATCGTTCCTGGTGGAGGAGTTGCATTAATCAGAGCACAGAAAGCTCTTGAGTCTCTTAACCTTACAGGAGACGAGGCAATCGGAGCTGGGATCGTATTCAGAGCAATCGAGCAACCATTACGCACTCTTGCTGATAATGCAGGGCAAGAAGGTGCCCTAATTGTCCAAGAGGTTAAGAAGCGTTCTGGGGCTGAAGGATACAATGTAGCTACAGGAGAATATGTTGACCTAATTAAAGCTGGTGTTGTAGATCCTGCTAAGGTTACCAGAAGTGCATTGCAAAATGCGGCCTCGATTAGCGGACTACTTCTTACAACAGAAGCACTCATTACTGAAATTCCTGAAAAGGAGAAAGCTCCAGCTATGCCTTCAGACGGCGGCATGGGCGGAATGGGTGGTATGGGATATTAAGTTAATCTACATAAAACTAAAAAATGCTCTGATTAAGTTCAGAGCATTTTTTTTTTACCAACAATAGATTTTGTAGGTTGATTAAGTTGTATTTTAATTTACTATATAAAGATATGCAGAAAGACCAACAACAAGCGATGAAGCTATCCGAACTAACTGACTACTCTGTCCATATGCCTCACTTAAAATTTGAATATGACAGAGATTTTTATCCAGAAGATAATGAATTACCAGATCCTCAGGTAAATCCTGTAATTCCATCGTAATGCACGAACAAATTGCAAATCATTTGTCGATTGAGGGAATCAAGCTGATATTAGATGAGCTTCAAAAAAAGCAAGGATCTAAAGATATATATTGCAAAATGAAGTTTAAATACCCATGGACTCAAAAAGCTTTGAGAACCAGAAAAGAATTACCAAGCGATGCTCCAACGGATCAAATCTTTAAAGTCGTAGATGGCGTAAATCTCAGTCACGAAAAGTTAGAAGGATACATTTTTTATGATTGTGTACTTGAAGGCCAAAAACACAATTTGGAATACAAATTCTTTTTGACTGTTAACTATGTTTACAGTTCAACTTGTCCATGCTCTTTTGAATTAGCTCAAGATGCTATTACTAGAAGAGGTAGAGCAGCAAACGGTCACAGTCAAAGATCAATAGCTAAGATTACGGTTCAATTTGATCCTAATAAACCAATTTTTATAGAAGACGTCGTTGAGATGGCTAGACAACAAGTACCAACAGAAGTAGTGGTTATTTGTAAGCGTAGAGACGAACAAGCGTTTGCTGAGCTAAATGGTTCAAATCTTTTATTCACCGAAGATGCAATTAGATTGTTGTACGAGGGTTTAGATAATTTGTACGTCGAAAAAAGAATTTCAGATTTTAGTGTTGTTACTGACCACATCGAGTCTTTACATCCTTGGTCAGCAACAGCAGTTATAAGAAAAGGAATACCAGGAGGATTACATTAATAAATTATGATTACTGAAGACAAACTCGCAGCAGCAACGATGGCTCAAATTTTCGGAAGTGAGCTTTTGAGAGTAGATCAAACAACCATGTCTGGTGAAGGACAAAGTATACCAGCAACCAGAATAGACCCTAAGAAAATTTTATTGGAAGGAACATCTAATAATCAACTTAGGATGTCACAAAAAGAGCAACAAATGATTGAAATGCTTCAAAGAGAAGCTGAATTGTCACATCCAATTCCTCAAGCTCCTATTGACCAATCAGCTCCTACAACTCTTCCTCAATCTTACGTTACTAACTTGCCTCAACAAAGTGCAGTTGTTGCAGATGCTGAGGTTAAAGACTATCTAAAATCAATTAGCGAAAGTCTTAAAAGAATTGCAGATCATGTTTGCAACAACGAACAGCAATCGATAACTATCAGAAAAAGAAATATTTTTGCTAAATGAATTTTAAAATTTCAAAAACTCATTTATTAGAGTTTTTGTTGGGTCCGGTTTCAAAACTTTCGGACAACATTTGCTTATCTTTTGATAATAAAACCGGTGCAGTTAAAACATTAGTAACATCAACTGATAATTCTTTAGTTTTAATTGCTAAGCTGCCTTGCTCAACAGATTTTAACGAAAAATGCGTAATCCCAGACTGTAAAACGTTTTTACGGCTATTTTCTAATATAAACGATCCTGAAATAAATCTTAGTATTTGTGATAACTATGTCGAATACAAGAGTAATGACTTATCATTTAAATATCATTTATTAGATGAATCATACGTGATTAATAAAAGATCGTTAAGTGAAGAAAAAATAAACAATTTAAAATTTGATACGACATTCACTATTAATAAGCGCTTTTTTTCAGAAATTGCTAAATTTCATTCTATATTGCCAGATTCTGAAAAATTATACTTTTATAACGATAAGCGAAAAGTAATGGCGAAGATAGGAGACGAACAAAAAGCTAATTCTAATGAATTGACGTTGGTGGCTTCAAATAGTTTTAGTGGTTCTGTTTTAACAACAGAATCTCCTATTAACATACAAAATATAATGTTGATGTCATTCGCAGAAGACGAGGTGGAGGTTAGTTTAAACCATGAGTTAAAAGTATATAAATTCAGCACAAGCTTAGTATCATATATTGCTTTTGGCTTGGTTAAGTAATTTTACTTGCGAGTAGATAGATTTATTTGCCGTCTGCTCTAAATAAGTTTATGGCTAATAAATTAACAACACTTGGATATACTCTTAAGCGTTTAAGAGACTCAGGTTATGTGGCTCATAAATTATTTTCTGATTATAGTGAGTCAGATACTCGCTCCTGGACAATTATGATTGATCCTGGAGGAGCTTCTGTGTTTTGTACGTGTTATGTTAATGATCCATATATAGGAGAAACGTTTTTTGAATTGTACGACGGTAATCAGTTTATTCCAACGAGACTTAAAATTCAAACGTCTTCGTTTGAAGTTATAGTAGAACAATTAGTCAAACTTGGAATTGTTGGAACTAATCCGATAAACATCGATAATTCTAAATAATTTGATATGTCACCTGAAGACAATCCTGACGAATCCGTTTCTGGCAAACATAGAAAAGGTAAACCTGCAGTTAAACCAAAAAGATCAAAAAAAATAACTTCAGAAGAACTAGCAGCTCAGTTAATCGAACAAAAAAAACAACAAGCAATTTCTAAGCTTAGCCAACAGGAGTTTCTTCAACAAAAAAGAAAGTTTAAAGATGTGAGCCACTTAGCATCAATAGCTGAAGAATATTTGAGTAGTTTTGCTTTAATAGGGTACTCACTTCAAGATGAAAAAGTTGTAGTGCTCAACATGCCAACATCAAAAGACGAAGCAGCTTTAGTAGATTTAATACGAGCTACTTTTGTAGACTTAGCTAGCAATCGACCGTAATATCATAAATAAACCGGATTATGTCCGACGCAATGTTATCTAGAGGTAGAGGCAGACCAAAAGGAGCGAAAAACAAACCAAAGAGAGGTCGACCAAAAGGATCTACCAAAAAAGTTATACAAACATCTCAGCAGAAAAGTGCTCTTTATTTGGAGCCGAATAAAGCACAACACACTCAAACTGCTGAAAGCGAATCGAGTTTAGATTCTTATTTAGACGATTCGAAGTTACTTGAACAAGGATTTAACTTGGATACGAATAAGATCATTAATAATGATCCCATAAATGCTTCGTTTTTTTATAGAGGATCTAAACATGTACCTATAGCAGGAGCTCAATATGAGTTTACTGCTGATATGATAACGGAAATGAAAAAATGCAAAGATGATATTGTGTATTTTGCAGAAAATTATTTTTTCATTGTTAGTTTAGATAGAGGTAAAGAAAAAATTTCTTTATATGAAGCTCAAAAAAGAGTATTAAGAACTTTCGTAAGAGAAAGACACGCCGTTGTATGCTCTTCAAGACAAATTGGTAAGTCAACGATGCTTACGGTATTTTCTTTATGGATGGTGTGCTTTAATACAGATTATAGAGCAGCTATTGTTGCAAACAAAGAAACTACTGCAATTAACATTTTCAAACGGATAAGAATGGCTTATGAACAGCTTCCGAATTTTATTAAGCCTGGTGTTAAAGAATACGGAAAAACCGGATTAACGTTAGGAAACGACTCCAGCATTATTGTATCAACCACTACAGCTACGTCAATTAGAGGTGACTCGCTAAATTGTGTTCTACTAGACGAGGCAGCATATATTGAAAGTCATCTTTTAGAGGATTTTTGGTCTTCTGTTATTCCTACAGTATCTTCAGGCAAAAATTCAAAAATATTAGTAGTTAGTACTCCTAATGGCATCGGCAATAAATTCTACGAAATATATTCTGGAGCGGAGGCTGGAAAGTTAAAGCAATGGAAATCGGAAAGAATTGATTGGTGGGATGTTCCGGGGAGAGACGAAGCTTGGAAATTGACTCAAATCGAATTGCTAGGCTCGGAAGAAAAGTTTTTAGAGGAATATAATAACACGTTTTTAGACGAGGCATCTTCTGCTGTTGGAGCCTCAGTAATTGAAGCGTTTAAACAAAATAAAAAAGAACCAATTTGGACTTCAGAATCAGGAGATTACAATGTGTATGAAACTCCCAACAAAAGCCGCTTGTACGTAATAGGAGTAGACGTTGGAGAAGGAATTGGACGTGCAGCTTCAGTAGCTCAAGTGTTAGACGTTACAGACCTACAGCACATTACACAAGTGGCTGTGTTTGGATCATCTACAATTGAACCATATCAATTTGCAAACAAGCTGTTAACATTAGCTAATTCGTGGGGCGCCCCTCCAATGTTGATAGAACGCAACAACTGTGGTGCTCAATTGATTGATGCTTTATTTCATCATCACAAATACGAAAAGTTAGTTTCATATTCAAAAATTTCCGAGCAAGACAGGTATAATAAAACAAGAAATATTGGAGTGCTATCTCATACTAATATACGTTTTGATGGAATTCAAAACATGAGATATTGGGTAAATCACCTTCAATGTGTTGCAATCAATGATGTAACTACAATTTCCGAGTTTGAGACATTTGTTCGGTTTCCGAATGGAAAATTTCGCAAAAAAAATGATGCGTTTTTTGACGACCGAATAATGGCGTTAGTTTGGGCTTTATTCATTTTAACCCCAGAAATTTGTCAAGAATTTTTTACCATAGCCGATTACGACGATCAGCAAAGGCCATTAAAAATAGAAAACAACGGCTATTGGGAAATTGATCCTGAAAAGTTTTTATTAAAAGAGTTAAACGAACACCAGAAATACATTACTGACGTTAAGCAATCTAGCGATGCTCCAGTGTTTCCGGTTCTAGGTGTTACTCAACAAGAACTTGATGAGCTTGATAAGTATTCTTTAGACGTAGATCAATTAATAGAATCTGGCTATCAATTTTTTAATCCAAACAATTAACAACATGGAGTGCATAAACCCTGAAATACAGTCTCCTTTAAATTTATCATCAAAAGATAAATTTATTCTTGTATTAACTCTTCCGCAAGCTTTAAGAGAGCTTAAAAGTCAGGATCCATTACTCGATGTAGAGTATTTGCAAATGACTGTATATGGCTCAGTGGTTCCTGATACTTCAGTGCCTCCAATAGAAGTTAGATACGGAGGGCAAAGTACTAATTTCTCTTCTTATTCTAGACCAAATTATGCTCCGTTAACCGTGAATTTCATGATTGACAATGAGTTTAAGAACTATTATATTTTATGGAAATGGCTAGCAATTCTAAATGATCCAAGAGAGAGTTTGTATAAAGGACCAAACAAACGAGCAGACCAATACAACACAGAGTATCAAACAAATTTCGTAATTCAAGCTATGAATGAATACAATGGAATTTCTATGGAATTTCATTATTATAATGCGTTTATAACAGGATTAAAGGGTATATCATACTCTTACAAAGATAGTGAATTAGCAGAAACTTCAGCTGAATTTAGTTTCGGACAACTTGATCTAGTTAAGCCAATTAAACAAAATTAAATACCCTTAGAAAAAAAAATATCAACAGAATAGATAAGTAATTTATATGAGAATCATCACATCACCAGGCGTTCAAATCACAGAAAAAGATTTATCATTAAAAGCCAACATGCCAGCCGGAACAAACATTTTAGTTTCTGGTTTTGCTAATCAGGGTCCAGTAAATGAACCAATCATGATTACATCAGCAACAGAATTCGAAAACGTATATGGCACACCAACAACACCAGCTGAAAGATATTTTTATTATACTTGTAAAGAAGTATTAAATTCTCCAGGAGTATTAACAACTCTTCGTTTACCTTATGGTGCAGGAGATGGATCAGAGGTTGCTGAAAATGTGCACACCGCTCTTTTTTATCCAATGATGGAAGAAACAATAGACGTAGACGGCAAATTTGGATATCCTGTTGGTGCTGGAACAATAACTCAATGGAGAATTGGCAAACCAGTTGCGATGAATTTAACAGATGATGAATATGAACTAGCTCAAAAAGGAAACATTGATTGGGCAGAAACCTCCAACGGGAACACAGTCATTAAAGATAGCAATGGATATAATGCAGGGTTTGTGGTATTAAATGACGCTCATGCTGTAGTTAATGAAATGTCAGAAGGATATTACTTTGGACTTTGTGACAACCTTGCTGTTTTATCTTCAGATTCTCCTGACTTTGAATCAATTCAAAAAGCATGGACTTTAAATGATGATACAGGAACTTTATATGACCTCC